CAAATAAAAGACATTCAATGGCTAAAGCAAGCCATAAAAGAGACAGTAACAAGACTTATAGTAAATGTATTAGATGGGATACTGATATAGATGCAATAGATAATTATTATAATGCTTGCTTAGCATTGCTTAAAGAGTGGGAACTAAAAGAATATAACGATAACCTGGAAGTGTTAGCAATAGGATATGACCACGACTATCACTATTTTATAGTTAATTCAAAAGTATTTTAAGAGACTTAAAAAAAGTCTCTTTTTTTATGTTTTATTAACAAATAACTTGCAATATAAACTATGATAATGGTATCATATATATATCAATTCAAATCTTACTAACAATGAATGAAGCATTAAAGGCCGATATTAAAGGCCGAAAATCAAAACTAACAAATGAATCCATTAAAAGGTTAAGAGTTTTTAAATTAGATGATTCAGAATTAAATCATTTATTAAATTCTTTAATCTTTACAAGAGATCATTATCAAAGTTTCAAGAATGAGAGTAATGAATCAATAGATGAAAGTTTATTTGATTCAATGATTAAAGAAGTTTTAGGCACTTATAAGGAGGATTTTTAATTATGAATAACAAAAAACCAAAAGCAATCAATAAATCTAATAAAGAAGAGATTTATTCTGAAATTTATGATTCTGCGGGATATTTAGTTATGAATCATAATTTACTACCTAAGTGTATAGGTGAAATAGATTTAAGACTAAATAAAAAAGAGATTAAGAAGTTAAAAAATATTCTTTGGTATATCTCACATTCAAAACTATGGAGTGAATTATGAAATATAAAGTAACCTACGCTATAGATTCATTAGATACTCAACCAGTGGTTAAATTATTTGATGAAGAATATGAAGCTATTGAATGGATGAATGATGAGATTCAAAGAAGAATTGAATATGTTGTAGAGCATAGTCAATTTTCTATTAGTGAAAAGGAATATAAAGAGATAGAAGAAAATGAACATACGTTAGTCAGGATAGAAAAATTATGAAATTAAATCCAAAACAAAAATATAAATACATTGATAAAGATTTAATCAATGGATTTATTGTCTTAACTGGTAAAGAATTGAATGAAATTCTTGAAAAATCTTATAAAGAACATATGGAGTCTAAAAATGACTAAAAAGATATTAACTACACTCTCACATACTGAACAAGTGAAAGTAACTTTAACAAGTGATCAAATTAAATACATAGATAAACAATGTAAAAAACGTTTTAATATGATTAATAGATCACATATCATAAGACAATTAATTTTAGATAGTATTGAAAAAGAAAATACAATTAAAGAAATAAATAAAGAAAATAATAATGAAAATTATTTAAGTTATGAAGAATATAGTTTAATTTATAGTGTTTTAAAAGATAGTTTAAAAGCTATTTTAGAAAAAGAAAAAGTAGATGAGATATTAAAGAAATTATATTATATTTCGATATTAGATTATAAACAACTAAACATTTTTGAAAACAATGAATAACAAATTAACTAACAAACAAGCCTATGAAATTATCAGGGATAATACTAATTGGGCATGGGTATTTCCCCAGGATGTTAAGTTTAAATATGGGTGGATATTTCATCGAACAAGAGATTGCCTGGATGGTGAATTTCATAAAGGTAAAGATGCTATTGATTGTTATGCAATAGATAGTCTTTATAGCTATGAACATACTGGTTATCAGATAGAAAACTGGGATTGTTGTAATTTTGAAGATAGTCCATTTAAAGCGAAAAATGAAGATAAAGTCTTAAAGACAATTAGAGAATTAAATAGAAGTTATTACAGATATAAAACAGATAGATTTATTGAACAGATATATGAAAGAGTTTATAGTGGTATTGGTCAGGAATTAGTAAAAAAATATTCAAGGAATGATTTATTAAATAAGTTGGAAGATTGGTCATACAAGTTATATAAATTAGGTCAAGAAGAATGAACAAGAAAGAATTTAGGGAAGATGCTTTTCAAACAATTAGGGAATTAATTAATGATGAATTACCTAAAAGTGAAATAATAAAACATCTTGAAAATACATTTACTGAAGTACATTCAAAGACTTTATATAAATGGGTGAAAATGGTAGAGAATGAACCTGAGATATTAAATGAGACTGATAAAAGGTATTTTAAAAAACAACAGGAGAATGAGGAAAAAATATTATTTAAGAAACGATTATATCAGGATGCGAAAAAAGATTATGAAGATGCGAGAAATGAGGGTGCAGATAAGAAATTAATAATGCAATTACGCCAGGAATGTCGATCCTGGCTTAAGTAAAACAAATCAAATGCGAAATTCGCTAGCGAAAAACAAATTATGGATTCATTTTTAAGAGATCACCAACCAGGTATAGATCATATGCATGAAGAAAATGCTATTAATGATCTACGTAATGCTGGTATATATCCTGAAGTGGAAGAAGCAGGAACAGATGAGGATTATGAAGATCATGAGTGATACAAACAACGATTCATTGAAGGAACAACTGTATGATGAAGCATGGATTGATTATATGGTTGCCAATAATCTCACTCAGGATAAATTAATGGAGATAGAACAGGATTCTAAACTTGGGTATTTACCTGAGATAGCAGAAGAGGCAGAAAAAAGATTTGAGGAGTTATCACAATGACAAGACTTGAACAGATTAGAAATGATCTTGATAAATATATCAAGAGTGAATTAGAAAAAAGTCCACCTGATAGAGACTTTGAAGTATGTTTTTTTGAAGAGAGACTTTGTGAGATTGTAGAGTCTTTGGAAGAAATAATTTATTATGATCCTACACCTGATGGAGATAGTCCATATAGTGATGCTGAGTATATAATTACAGCAGAGGAAAGAGATAGAGAAGCATTTGAACAGAAATTAATTGACAAGGGTTAAGATTATTTTTCCTTGAATTTCTTTAGAAAATCTGACATGGCTTCTCTGATCAGGAAGCCAACAGATAATCCAGGTTGTTTTAACTCCTGGAACTTTGCATAGTCATCTTCATCAACGGATATACTGATACGCTTTAGGTTCTTGGTCATAATGAATGGCAAATATATAT